TCCTGCAAAAGCTGTCGGCCATGTGCGACTTTTTCGACATCATCGCTGTGGGCTATGACCGCTGGCGAATCGAAGACTTGATGGCGATGGCAGCAGATGACGGCATCAGCCTGCCGGAAATGAAGCCTGTAGGACAGGGCTACAAAGACTTCAGCCCTGCCTTGGAAACCTTCGAGCGCATGTTGCTCAATGGCGAGATTGCGCACGCGGGGCATAAGGTGATGGACTGGTGCATGAGCAACGCGGTAATTGAGCAGGACGGCGCGGAGAACCGCAAGCTGTCCAAGGAAAAAGCGACTGGGCGCATTGACTTGGCCGTGGCTGCTGTGATGGCGGCGGGGCTGGTGAATCAGCAAATCGTGTCCGACGAAATCACACAAGGCTTTGTAGAACTGTAATGAGCATCTTTTCTAAATTGGCTGACTTGTTCAAGTCGGGCCAGGTAGAGGTGCGCCCGGAAAACGCCACATACAGCGACGCGGTAATGGATGCCTTCGGCGTGACGCCTGGCGCATCCGGCATCAGCGTTAACCCAATCTCCGCGCAGCGCGTATCGGCTGTGGCCGCATGCCGCCAGAAGATTGCCGGTTCCATTTCCACCCTGCGTCTTGACGTCTTGCAGACAACCGGCGACAGCGAAGTGAAGCTGCCCCGTGATGCCCTGTGGTATCTGCTGAACGAGCAGCCGCACGAACAATTCACCGCTACCAGCCACTGGGATAACAAGGTTAGTGAACAGCTATTGCGCGGCGACGGGTTCACATGGATTCGCCGCCGCATGAATGGCTCTGTGGCAGCGTTGCAGCCCCTGCCGTGGGGCGCTGTGCAGCCCTGGCGCATGCCAGACGGCTCTGTGCGCTACTACATCACGATGCCGGAGTTTGGCGTCACCACCTGGCTAGACCCCGCCGACATCCTGCACTTCCCCGGCCACGGCTTTGACGGCGTGCGCTCCATGAGCGTCATCGCCTACGGAGCGAAGAACGCCATTGGCAACGCCATGGCGATGGATGACTACAGCGGCAAGTTCTTTGCGAATGGCGCGCACCCGAGTTTCATCATCGAAGCCGCGACCAAGATGGGCGAAGAGCAGATAGCCCGCCTGCAAGCCGCATTCCAGAACAAGTATTCAGGCTCTGAGAACTACCACCGCACGCCGCTGGTGCTCACCGAAGGCTTGAAGGCGCGTGAACTGAGCTTATCCGCTGAAGACGCGCAGCTGCTGGAGGCGCGCAAGTTCCAGGTTGTGGACATCGCCCGCGCTTTCGGTGTCCCCCCGCACATGATCGGTGAAACAACCGGATCGTCTGCCGTGGGCGCCGGGTATGAACAGCAGGCCCGCGACTTCGTAATGCACACCCTGCGCCTGCACCTGAAGAGGCTGGAGCAGGAGCTGAACCGCAAGTTGTTTCCCCGCGATAACGGCAAGTTCGTCCGGTTCGACCTGTCCGACCTGATCGAAGGCGATGCCAAGGCACAAGCCGACTACAACCGCGCCGCACTGGGCGGGCCGGGTACTGGGCAGGGCTGGCTTACCGTCAATGAGGTGCGCAGGACAAAGGGATTGCCGCCCGTGGAAGGCGGCGATGTGATCTTTGACCCCAGCAAGCCACAAGCAACACCGACGCCTGAAGGGGCACCAGCATGAACAAGCTATTTCGATTGATCGTTGACAACAAGGCCGACAAGCCGCGCCCGTTCAACCTCGCCCAGAACGGCGACACAGCCAGCCTTTATATCTATGACGTCATCAGCGCGGACTGGGGCGTTTCGGCCTTGTCCGTCATTGAGGCAATCAACCAGGCGGGCGATGTGCAGACGCTCAACATTCACATCAACAGCCCAGGCGGTGATGTGTTTGAAGGCCGCGCCATCATGGCCGCCATCGCTGCATTCCGTGGCAAGACGGTGGCGCAGATTGATTCGCTGTGCGCCAGCGCGGCGACCAGTATTGCCCTGGCCTGCAACGAAATCCGCATGTCCGAAGGCGCGTTTTTCATGATCCATAACGCCAGCGGCTTCGCATGGGGCGACAAGACCGACTTGCGCAATACCGCCGATGTCTTGGAAAAGATCGAGGGCGCCATCGTCAACGATTACACCAGCCGCACCGGCAAGCCCGAGCAGGAAATCCGCGAAAAGATGCAGGCAGAAACGTGGTTCACCGCGCAAGAGGCACTCGAGTACGGCTTCATCGACAGCATCACCGAAAAGTCCACGGCCAAGAACACATGGAACCTGTCGGCATTTGCCAACCCGCCAAAGCCGCCGCCTGAACCAGAACCCGCCCCCGTCAAGAACGAAACCGAACCAGCCCACGAGGCGGGTTTTTTTATGTCCGCAGCCAACGCCAACCGCCTGCGGATTGCACAGATTGCCTAGCGCTTCTCGCGCAGCAAACCGCCAGGGCCGGATGCCCTGACCATACCCGTCACAGAGCGGGTTTTTTCTTTTTGAAAGGGACATATGTCCAATATCACCGCACTGCGCGAGAAGATTGCAGACCTCGCCAAAACCGCAAACCACATGCTGGCCGAAAAAGGCTCGCAAACGTGGACGAAGGAAGAGCAAGCCTCTTTCGACAACATTGCCGACCAGATCGAAGCCACCCAAAGCCAGATCAAGAGCATCGAACGCATGCGCGAGTTGGACGCTGAAAAGCACTTCGACAACGCCGCCAATGACGCTTCCAAGAAGCCCCAAGGCGACACCATTGACGCCATGACGGCTGTGGCTCTGTACCTGCGCCACGGCAATAACGTCACGGCAGAACAGGCCGTTGCAATCCGCAACGCCATGAGCACCACGACCCCGGCAGAAGGCGGCTACACCGTCCCAGCGGAAATCGCCGCGATGGTGGTGGACTCGCTCAAGGCATTTGGCGGTATGCGTGAAGTGGCCCAGGTCATCACGACCGCAGGCGGCAATGCCCTGAACTGGCCTACCAGCGACGGCACCTCGGAAGTGGGTGAAATCGTGGCGGAAAACGCCGCTGCTACTGGTGCAGACATCACCTTCGGCACGGTGGCTGTGAACCCCTACAAGTACAGCTCCAAGAAGATCGCCCTGCCTGTTGAACTGATCCAAGACAGCGCAATCGACGTGGTTCAGTTCGTGGTCAACCGCCTGGCTACCCGCCTGGGCCGCATCACGAACCAGCACTACACGACCGGCACCGGCTCTAGCCAGCCGTTCGGTGTCATGGCCCGCGCTGCCACCGGCAAGACCGGCACCACCGGCCAAACCCTGACGGTGATCTACGACGACCTGATTGACCTGATCCACAGCGTGAACAGCGCCTACCGCGCACGCGGCGCCCGCTTCATGCTGCGCGACACCTCTGTGGCCGTCATCCGCAAGCTGAAAGACACCTCTGGCCGCCCTATCTGGAACCCAGGCGACAACGAGAGCATCAGCGGCGGCACGCCTTCGACCATCTGCGGCTACGCCTACACGGTGAACGACGACGTCGCAGCCATGGCCGCTAACGCCAAGTCCATCGCCTTCGGTGACTTCTCGCAGTTCGTCATCCGTGACGTGGCAGGTTCCACCAGTTTGCGCCGCTTCGACGATTCGGCCTTCGCGCTGAACGGTCAAGTCGGTTTCTGCGGCTGGATGCGTACCGGCTCCAACCTGCTGGATACGGCTGCCGTGAAGGTGTACGTGAACAGCGCGACCTAAGCAGTCCCAAGCAAAAGCCGCCCGGTTCGCCTGGCGGCTTTTTCATTGCGATTCAACAAGGAACAACCATGGCAACCAAAAAGCAGACCACCGCCACCAAGCTGCGCGTGCTGGTAGAAGGCGTATTCGGCAAGCCTGATGACGTGATCGAGCTGGAAGGCGAAGAGCTGGCCCAGGCGCTGGCATCCGGCCAGGTGGACGCGAACCCCGAAGCCGTAGCCTACGCAGAGTCCCTGAATGCCTGACAACGTCACCCTACCCGGAACGGGCTCCGTAGTCGAAGCGGTGGAGGTGGGTGGAGCGCTGCGTCAGGTGGTGCAAGTCGCCAATCTGCCAGACACCCAGCCGGTGAGCGCGACAGCGCTGCCACTGCCCACAGGTGCCGCTACGGAGGCCACCGCCGCTGCATTGCTGACTGCCGCGCAAGCGATCAAGACAGCCGCCGAAAACCTGGCGGGCCGCACGATCAACACGGGCGCAGTATCGGGCACGGTGGCGCTTGACGGGCCAACCCTGGCCGCGCTGGAGGCGATCAGCGCAGACACCGGGCTGGCCCAGCCGCTGACCGATACGCAACTGCGCGCATCCGCCGTGCCTGTGTCTGCTGCGGCGCTACCGCTCCCGACTGGCGCCGCCACGGAAGCCACACTGGCGGCCGTGCAAACGCTGATCGCGGCGCTGAATGCCACGATTGGCAACCACAACGCCCCGTTTATGGATGGTGCACCAGGACAGGTGATCCTGGCCAAACGCCGCGATAGCGACAGCACCACGGTTGCCGATGGCGACCTGAACACGCTGAACATGGACGAAGAAGGCCGCCTGAAGGTGGCCAGCAAGCCTGCGAGCTACGCCGCCACGGTCGGCAACGTCACAAGCGCCACCAGCACTGTCGTGGTGAACACCGAGCGGTTCTCCAACCTGATGATTCATTGCGCCGGGACATTTGCCGGTGCGAACTGCACGTTTGAGGGTTCGCTGAACTCGACCAACGGAACAGACGGCAACTGGTTTGCAGTGCAGGCCATCCGGTCGAACGCGAACACGATTGAAACCACCACGGGTGTCCTAGGTGCAGCTCCTGCATATGCGTGGGAGCTGTCGGTCAACGCAATGAAGTGGTTCCGCGTCCGCGCCACGGCGTGGACTTCGGGCACACAAACCTGGACGATGATTCCGGGAACGTATGCAACGGAGCCCATTCCAGGTGCGCAGATCAGCGGCACGCAACCTGTTTCCGGCACGGTCACTGCCACGCCTGTCACGCCTACCACCCTTTTCACCAACAGCGCCGCAACAACGAACGCCACGCTGGTGAAGAGCACAGCCGGGACGCTGTGGAGCATCGCGGTTAGCAACACCAACGCCGCCGCACGATTCTTGAAACTGTTCAACTTGACCACCGCCCCGACTGTCGGCACATCGGTGCCGGTGTTTACGGTGGCCATCCCATCGGGCGGCACGGTGCTGGTGAACGGTGGATCAAACGGCATCAGATTCAGCACTGGCATCTCGCTCGCCATCACTGGCGCAGCGGGCGACCTCGACACCACGGTGATCGGTGCTGGCGAAGTCAAAGTCGCAACCACGTACACCTGATGTTAGTTCTGCTTTTCAACCAGGGCGGCGGCGGGCCGGTCTTCACGCGCGCCCCATCTGGTAGCGGCTACACGCGCGCGGCGCAGCCAAGCGTACGACCCACGCTGCAGACGACAGCCCGCACGGCACAGCCCAACACAAAACGGCCATGAACCCAAAACGCATCACAACCCCGACAGAGCCGGTAGCGCTCGCGGAAGTAAAGCTGCATCTGCGCGTTGACGGCACGGACGAAGACGCGCTGATTCAGGACCTGATCTCGGCTGCGCGCGAGACATGCGAAGACCGCACGGAAGGCACTGTACCGGTGACTGGATGGAGGCTCACGCTTGACACATTCCCCGATGCGATCAAGCTGCCGCGCCCACCCATTGTTTCGGTTGAGTCGGTGAAGTACCTCGACACGGCGGGAGTGCAGCAAACGCTTTCCCCGCTGGATTACGTGGTGGACACCGTGAGTGCGCCGGGCTACATCGTCCCGGCATTTGGCAAGGCATGGCCCGAAACCCGCGACCGGATCAACGCGGTCGAGGTGGAATACACCGCAGGCTCCGCAACCCCACCGGCTGCGATCAAGGCATGGCTGCTGCTGGCAGTTGGCGACATGTACGCACACCGTGAAGCCTCCAGCGACAAACCAACGGTGGCGCATGGGTTCGCTGATCGGCTGCTTGATCCATTCAAGGTGTGGGGCGTCTGATGCAAGCCGGTAGGTTGAATCGCAAATGCCAGCTTCAGAGTCCGTCGCAATCCGTTGACGAACTCGGCCAACCAATCCCCGGATGGACGGATGTAGCCACGCTGTGGGGTGACATTCGCATGAAATCGGGCCTAGAAACCATCAAAGCAGGCGCCCCGGTATCAGTGGTGCAGGCATCCATTCGCGTGCGCTACAGGGCCGGAATTACGGCTGGAATGCGCCTGACGCACAACTTGCAGGCGTTCAACATCGTTGCAGTGATGCCGGATGTGGGCGGGCGGGGATACGTTGATCTTGTGTGCGAAGTGGTGAACTGACATGGGCATGGCTGTACGGATGAACGTCACCGCGTTCAAAGAGCAGCTGCGCGCCGAGTTGGATAAGCTCCACGCAGCCACCAGGCCAGCAGCCCAGGCAGGCGCACAGATCATCTATGACGCGGCGCGGCTGAATGCGCCGGTGTCCAAGAAGCCGCACAAGTTCTACGGCACGCACAAGGTCTATGGGCCTTATGCACCGGGCAACCTGCGCGACTCGATCTATCAGGTTTTTAGCAAGGACAACAGCTATAAAGATGTGAGCACATATCACATCAGCTGGAATGCGGACAAGGCCCCATATGGCGCGATGGTCGAATTTGGCACCAGCAAGGCACCGGCGCGGTCATTCATCGGAAAGGCCGTGACGGAGACAAGGGCGCAGGTTCGTCAGGCGATCAAAGAGCGGTATTTGCAAGAGGTCGGGCATGGAAGTTGATCTTGTTGCCCTGCTCAAAACGCAATGCGCGCAGACGTTCCCGGACATTGCGCCGCAGGACGTTGCGCCGCCTTACGTCACATGGCAGAGCTTGGGCGGGGAATCGCGCTACACGCTGGACAACACGCCCATCGACAAGCGCAACACGCTGATGCAGATCAACGTCTGGACGGCCACCCGAAAAGAAGCGAACACGCTGGCGCGAGCGATTGAAGCGGCGATCACGGCATCACCCGCATTCGTCGCCACGCCAGAGGGCGAGCCGGCATCCGTTCACGAAGAAGACACCGGACTGTACGGCGCGATTCAGCGCTATTCAATTTGGAGCGCCCGCTAGATCGGGCGCAAAGAGCAACTGAACCGCCTCCGGGCGGTTTTTTTGTGCCCGCAAAGGGCTCCCACCACCGCCCGCAGAGATAAGTCGAAGCGGGTTTTTTTGTGCCCTTGCGGGCCTTGAAAGGAAACCCACCATGGCATACAGCTTGCCCGAAGGTTCCAGTCAGCAGTTTTCCAACACGCTGGCCGGATCGAAGACCATCACCGCAATCACCAACGCCAATCCGGCTGTTGCCACCTGTACCGCGCACGGCTACACGACTGGCGATGAGATCATGCTTTCCAGCGGCTGGGAAGATGCGACCGATTCGGTTTACAAGATCGAATCTGTTGACGCCAACAGCTTCAAGATTCTCGGCCTCGATACGACCAACACGTCGTTTTTCCCCACCGGCTCCGGCGGCGGCACCGCTCAAAAACTGTCCGCCTGGACGGCAATCCCGCAGGTGCTGACGATCAACTCCAACGGTGGCGACGCGCGTTTTACCGACGTCAACCCGCTGGCAAAGCGCAACGGAATCCGCATCCCGACCGGCTTCAACGCCACCAGCGTCACGCTGTCTTTGGGCTTCGATGCCACCACGCCGGCCTACAAGACCATGGTCGGCATTTCTCGCTCGTTGTCCAAAGTGGCATTCAAGCAGGTTCTGTCTGGTGGTTCCGTTCAGTACGGATGGGGCTACCTGACCGTCAGCGAGTTCCCCAAGCTGAACAACAACCAGGTCAACACCGTTGACGCGGCTCTGACGTTCCTGGGCCGCACCATGTCCTACGACGCCTAAAGCGTCATCCCGCGCACCGGCCCGGCGCCGTTCGCTTCCTTCGCGGGGAGCGGCGGCGTCGGGCACGGGCGTTTTTTCTACCCCGCGAAAGGAAACTAGAAATGGCAAAGATCGTGTTGGGCAAGCGCCCGAAAAACTTCAAGCGAGCCGTGCAATTCGACCTGCCAGAGGGCGGCAAGGGCGCTGTTGAAGCGACCTTCGTTTATCGCACCCGAACCGAGTTCGGCGCGTTCGTTGATGAATTGCTTGAAGGCGCTGGCGTGGCTGCCAAAGGCCAGGGCGACGAAGACGTGAAGCTGTCGCTGAAGGAGGCGCTCGAAAAGACGGTGGACACCAATGCCGAGTACCTGATGAAGGTCATGGAAGATTGGAATCTGGACGTCGAATTCAGCAAGGACGCCGTGCAGCAGATGTGCGACGAGTACCCAGGCGCCGCGCTGGCGTTGATCGACGCCTAC